GATCAGGCTATAGACTTTATAAAAGCTAGATTATACCCTAATTCAAGTAGAGGATTGCAATAAAAACCCCTTGTAAGGGGTTAATAATCAGTCAGGAGATAGATCAGATCCAAATGTTGTACTCTGCCCTGTCTTTCCTATGTGTTGCTATAGGTTTTTTATAACTTTCAAATAAGTAACTTGCAAAAAACTTACTATCAGGCTTCCCGACTATATTTATTAATCTATTTCATCTATCCAACCTTTACCTTTAGCATATTTTTTAAATTCTTTTTTTAATGCAACTCCATATACTTCAATAAACGCATCATATACATCTTTTGGTAATAAAAGTCCTTCTCCATAATGAGGTTCTATTAAATTTAGCAAATTAATTGTTTTACTTCTTGGGTTATTTTCTCCATGTAGTTGCCAAATAATTTCATATCTAGGTACATCACAATTACTAATTAAATCAATATCTGTCTTTTCAATGCAAATGTGCATTTTATATTTAGGACAATTAATAAACTGCATATCATGGGTATTGTGATTAGTGAAACCTTTAGTCATTTGTTTACCTCCTTACAAGCTAGCTCTATACCTGCATTACAATCTGTAACTGTCATGTCATATAGAGTTGATGATAGGGCTGTATAAAACAACCCTGACGCTGCTAACATCATTAGAAAGTTTTGCATTATGCTACCTCCTTTGCAATTAATGACTCAAAGCATCTGGAAGAAAGCCAGTAAAGATCTTCACCAAAAATTTTCTTTTCTGCTTTTGTCTGTCCTCTTTCTTCTATCTCGATTGCACCTTTGTTTGCTAATGAACCAATAATGCCCTTTAACTGGTTCTGTGTAATGTTAAGAGATTTAATTAATGGCTGGACTTCATCCCAATCTAATAACCAACAATCAGGATCGTCTAGGCCAAAATCAGTAGCTTCTAGGTCATCTACATACCAATCTATAGGAAATAGATCCATAACCTGCTTTTCTAAATCAGTAAATGTATATGTAGTTTTTACACATTTGCCAAGTTCTTTAGAATACTCTAATCCATTTATTGTCTTGTTAAGTGCTGAATGAGTTTGTGGAAGTGTGTTTGTCATTTGGAAAACCTCTCGGTGTTGTGTACTCTTTTAATATATATCAAGGGTATACCCCTGTCAAGAAATTAATAATAAACAATAAAAAACCCTCTATAAAAGAGGGCTGTAATAATGTAAATAGATTTAGTAACCTGATAACTGTTTTTGTCCACCACCTGCTACCTGTCTACTAAGTCCTACAGAACTACCTGCTGAACTACCTGCACTAGAACCAGAACCACCTCCTGTATACCCAGAACCACCTCTACCAATAGAAGGGTATCTTTCTGCATAAAATTGTTCTACCTTAGCTAATTCTGTAGTATTAGCTTTTGTTACTACTAATGCAGATACATTTATAGTTTTACTCTCTAGTTGTAGTTGCCTACCATTTGTTTCTTCATCTTTTTTCATTTTGCTAAATCTTTCATCTACTTTTCTAGCCCATGCTTTTCTAAAACTATTTCTATATGCTGCACCTTCCATTGCAACTTTAAATGGGTCTTGTTTACAATGTTTAGCCCATGCATCTTGCAATGCTTGTATTAGATAATCAGCATATATTTCAATTTCTATTTTTCTAGCCTTATTAGCTGATATTTCTATTTGTCTATAAATGTCTCCTTTTGCATCTTTAATGTATTCTTTTTGGTGCTTTTTGTTTCCTGTTCTTTCCATTTTAAAAGGTGTAAATACAATTTTGCCATTATAGAAATCTGCAACAGCACCAACAATAATAGATACAGCAGGGTCAATACGTTTGTAAGGTGTACCCCATCTAAACGCAATAACTTGTATTTCTTCATCTAATACTGAAGTATCACCTATTTGCTGTTCTAATTGCTTTAGTGAAATACCTTTTGCTTTTAGTTGCTGTTCTAATTTTGCTTCTGCAGCTTTAGCTTCATTAGGGTTTGTACTTGCTGTTAATGCAAGAATTTTTGAAAGAACATTTAATGATCTTGCCATTGGATAACCTCTCGGTTGTGTTTACAATATTTAGTGTACATCTAAGGTATACCCCTGTCAACATATTAAAATAATATCCCTTGTACAGTTGGTTCATAAGTTGCATCATATCTTGTATTAACACCTTTAGGATATTCATGTATGTCATAAGCTAAATTTTTATTCATTTCTTTTTTTTCTTTTTTATCAGCTAGTAAATAAAAATATCTATGTTTTCTTGGTCTATCTGTTGTATAAAATTTCTCAGTATCGTTTTTTCTTTCATCTAATGTATATTGCTCACAAATAGTTTTGCTATGTTTATTACTATTGTACATTCTCCATTCTGTTCTTTTTTCCGTTAAACCTGTATATATCCAATTAGTAGCCTGATATATATATCCATTATGGCCTTGTGATGTATCTGCATAAGATACAATAACTTTTGGTTTTTCAATTAATTTAAGTGCTTGCGAAACAAAAAAACTTAAAACATTTTTTTCTAAATTATCATTAATACACAATCTATTTAATTCTAAAAAAATATCTGTATATTTACCATTAAAAGAACCAACAACAAGACTATTAGATGGTGGTGAACCAAAACTAATAACACCTTGTAGTGTTTTATTTATATTGTATAAACCAAAACAATAAATAATATTTGGGATACGTTTTGCATAGTGTTTTTTTGTAAACCATTCATAAGTTTCATATCTTTTAATTGATTTAACTGTATATTTATTTTTTATGTTCATTTTATTAATCTTGCATACTGTTGAAGTGTTAATACAACACGCCAGTTATCACCTTCTGCACATCCTGGTCTTTTTTTATATCTAACTAAACTTGCAGCATGTTTTACCTTCGCATTTATTCTCTGCTGTTCTGCTTCTCTAGGTTTTTGTAATATAGCTGCATTTGTATCTTTCCAATTTGCAACCTGTAAAACAGTATCAGGGATACCAACCAAGTCACCTTTATCTTTATCTTGACCTGCACCAAAACGTCTTTCAACTTCATAACCTGTAAATTTTGTTAATAGTGCAGCTATCTCTCTTTCTGCTGCATCACCTTTATTTTTTGCTGTATTCATTTTTTTATTCCCTGCATGAATTTAATCATATCTGGTAGTTCACCATCTAATAAATTTTCTAAAAATTCATTTAAATTCCAACAACCCCACTTGTCTTTTATTCTTTGTTTGTTCCCGTATGATGCACAGTTACCTCTATGGTAAAAACGTAAAGGTGCTTTTATATTATTTGAACAAGACAAAGGAAAATCAACAACACCTTTATTATCTTTTATTGGTGTACCGCAGTATTCACAAATAAAATAAAATTTTGCTTCATTGTCTATATATTTTATATTCATGTTTCTAATAGTTTTATTTTTTCCTGTAGTTTTTCATATTCCACTATATATTCCTTTGCATCCATTTCATTAAACATATAACTATCATGTAATTTAGCTAATTTATATTTATAATTTTTCAATCTTTTTTTTATTTCTATTTCTATTAAATTCATTTCTTACTCCATAATTTAATTAATAACTGCAACTCATTTATTCTTTTTTTAGCTGCCATAATTTTTTCTGTTGTATTCATCTTACCGACCATGAATAACTTGTATCATGTTTCTTAGCAATGCCCTCTTCTCTTTCATATTGTTCCTTCTCTTCTATAGAATCTTGTACTTCTTTTTTATATTTTATTAGATCATTACTATAAGTCCATTTCTGTGGGTTTCTACGTCTTACAGCACTGATACCTTCTATCTCAAATTTATTTAAAATAAATCCATCATCAAAATAATTTTCCAAAATTACTTTCCTTGCATCAATCTGTTCCTGGCATGCAATTTTTTTATTCTGCCATTCCTTTATTTCCTTTAGTAGCTGTTCTGGTTGTTGATTCATAATTTAAAAAAATGTAAATTCAGAATATTCATTAACTTCATAATCATCAGGTAATTGATAAACAAAATCAAGAAAAGTTCTTGCAACTCTCATAATTTCTGGGTCATCAAAATTAGCTAACCATTTCTGCATTTCTACAACATCTAGTTCATGTTCATAATCCATAATACAATGACCTACAAATACATCTGCTTTTATATTAAAGGGTATACCCATATAAGATGCAACCCCTAATCTAATATTAGCTGTGATTTTAAATACTCAGTTCTACATACTTCATAATCATACATACATTCTTTTGGGTTATATTCTTCTGTTCTTATTTCATCTTGTGTTATATAAATAACTCTGCATGTAAACAAATCAATATCATTAAAATTTTGATTTAACAAAGATACATAACCACCAATCTGCAACCTATGATTTTTCTTTTTATATTTATCTTGTGTTTTGAAATCTGCCAAACAAAGTAAACCAGTATCTTTATGCTGTAAAACAACATCTAATGTACCTGCAATATCATGTACTCTATCAATCATTCTTAATTCACTTGCAACAATATTCCAGGTATGCCACATTCGATAATTAATTAAATTTTCTACCCATTTTGTATATTTTTTTGCATAGGACAAAGCTAAGTTAATATCTTTTGTTTCACTCCATATCTGTATTGCTTCATGTATAGCTGTACCCCTTTCTGCAGCCTGTTCCATGTTTTTATTTACAAAGGCATTAGGTCTTACAACTTCACTGACAGATCTTGCAACATATCTATTATTTTTTAAATCATAATACCTATGTTCATCAGGATAAAATTTTACAAACTGTTCCTTAGATAAAATATCTTTTATATTTTCATTCACTTGTTAATGTTCCATAGGATCGAAAGTAATTTTGCCAGTGATAGGGTTTTTATATTTAGGTAGTTTATGCTTCGGTATTAAAGATCTTGCGTTTGCTTTTGTTTTTTCTAAGAAGATCCATTTACCTGTTTCAGTGCATTTATCGTAGCCCATTGCTATTAACCACCCTTCTGTTGGTTTATCTAAATCTTCTAATTTAATTAAACCTTTACTAATCATTTTATTTAGTAATTTTTTTACATTGTTTTTTGATATAAGTTTTTCCATCAGTTGTTAATAATTCCAAAATCATCAAAAGTTGTAACCTGTTGTGCAGGGTGTTTTATATTATCAGGTTCATTATTGTATTTATTTTTTCTTTTTAGCTGTTCTTCATAATTAGCCATTTTTAAACCTTTCCATGTGCCATCCAATATACCCATTTCCAACTGTTCTATAACAACATGTTCACCATATTTTTTAATAAATTTATTTATTTCTGTAATCTGCATTTTCCATGCATTATCAGATTTACTACCTTTTTTAACTTTCCAGAAGTTATATATAAGGTTTTGTAAATGTAATAAATTATCTGGTATAGCTTTTTCTTGTTTTTCTTTTTTATATATTTTTTCTTTTTGTTCTTTTTCTTCTAAACTTTCTAAGTCTTGTTTAACTTCTAACTCTGTATTATTCTCATTTTTATATATATAGTTAATCACAAAGTTGTTATCTTGTCTATTTTGCTTTAAAACATCTAAACCGATTTCTAAAACGATATTAAGAAATGATGTGCTGTTAATGGTTCTTGGCTTATATTCCATGATCTCATTGAATATTTCCCTGTTTAATGATGGCCTGAAAGTGGACATTTGTGGTCACATGATGGCGTTTAGTGTTCTAATAATGTACATTTGATGACGTAAATTGGCAGAATACCCTATATATATTGAATTAAATCTTAACATTACACTAGATATATGTTAGTATATGTTCATAAGTCATTAATCTATGTCCTACGGATTAGCTGACAGGAAAAAAGAGGTACAACTGCTTAGGGATCAGTTGTTAGGAGTTAATGACCCTTTCGAGCTACTGGCAGAAGTCATAGCTGACAACAACAGGCTTAGAAGAATTATTTAT